AGTACAAATTGACAGCTGATGTCGTCGGGGATGTTAAACAGCTCAAGTGTTTCAGCCAAGCAAAACTCACCCGGCTGGAGCATGAACGGGTCATCTGCCGTCTTGTCTGAAATGTCGATCCGCAGCAGCTCAGGGTCGCAGATGTTCTCAACCATCAAATGCAGGCCCAGGCGCAAATCCAAGCTGGCCGGGTTCAACAGCTCTGCATCAAAAGGGGCGACCATTTGGCTTTTTTGACATCTTGCCTTGATCTCCCAATCACACAGAACTGACATTCGCTGTTTTTAAGTGCAACCTATTGTGCCTCGACAAATATCGCCCAGCCGCTCTTGGGGCCACGATCTTGCCAACGTTGATGGAATGCAGCCTGCCGCACGCTGACGCGATAGCCAGACAGCGCAGGGTTGTGACCGCCTCGTTCAATATCAGGCAGGCCGGCCGGGTCTGACATAAGAAAACTTGGATCCGAGCTGTAGCGGCCGCTATAGCCGTGAATGACAGACCAGTGCCCGCAGGTTTCGCTGCTGCACATTGGCGGCTCACCGCGCAGCATGTTGCCTTGATGCAGCCAGCCAACCATCACAGGAATGCCAGCGTCGATGGCTTCCATCACATCCTCTGCGTCAGCAGTTTGGGTAAAGGTGACCTTTAGCCCCAGGCTTGTGAGTGCTTTGACGTGAGCGCCGACAGATGTTGTATCGCCAAACGGCCTGAGCACGGCCTCGTACTGCTCCTGTGTATTAACGCGCCGGTAAAAAGCCGCGATCATGCTTGAGGCAGAGGTGAAGCACTTACGTTCACCGCCGGGCAAGTCGAGCTGTCGGAAGTATCGAGGCACATAAACCTCCTGGTCGATGCCGCTGGCTTTCCAAGCCTGGAACCACTCAGCATCTTCCGACAGCAACTCGTCAGGCATAGCCTCCTCCAGCTGCTTGATGGCAGCCATGCGATGCGGCACGTCTGGCTTATACCACTCGAAAAACGGCAGCAACGCGAGGCCCATGGCGATAACCAGCAGGGTCACTTGGATGATGCCGGACATGGTCTAGTGGTCAATCCTGGTGTCAGGCAGCAAAAGCTCACGCAGATGCTTCACAGCCAAATCGTCTAAATCGTTATCGGTGCGTGAAACCACTTTTTCGCACATCGCGACGATCAGCTCCTTAAATGCCCGTGATTTCCACATGGTCATCAACACAGGCTTGAGAATTAGAAGCATTGGCCTGGCCTAGTTACCCTTAAAGCGTAGCTCTGTTGTGCCATGGCAGAAACTCCAGACGATCAGCACGAAAAGGAAGGCATCTCAATGGCAGATGTCGTTAAGGCTTTGGTCTTGGCATGGAGTGCTGCACTGCTAACCGCTTCATATCTGGGGATCTTCCCTCAGATGAAAATGGACAACACGTTTGTGGCGTCACTGCTAACAGGCGCAATGGCATCGTTCGGCATCGAGCGTAAAACCAATGGAAATGGCAATAAGAAGCCGACTATCGTTGACAACAAAGACACCAAAGCCGGCATCAAATGAACCGCTCACTTTTGGTATTGGGCATCACATTGGCGGCTGCTTTGCCTGCCAGGGCTGATTTAACCCACAGAATTCAAAGCTCAGTACAACTGGAGGTTGGCGGTGCTTCTAGTCGCGCTGTTCGTCTTGGCAACAGTTACAGCGTTAGCGGTTCAGGCGTCAGCACCTCTGCTGACAATACTGCTGGCGCTCTTGGCGGTCTTGGCGCTCACACTAATGGCGTTAATGCACTGACCCCTGTCACCGCGTCGCAAGCGACTAGCGGCAATGCGTTTTCTTTTGAAAACACCTACATGGCTGGTGACACCATCCCAACCTCCGCTCCAACAGTTGGTGAAGTTCCCGCCTTTGGTGATGTCACCTCTACCGCAGCAGGAACAGCAGGCAATCTTGCTGGCACAGTCACAACTGCTGGTGCTGTCACTGTTACGGCTGGTGGAGCTAACACCAAGGCCATCGGTCAAGTCATCAGTGAGCTAACAGTCCGTTGAAACGTCTAATTTTTCTGTTGCTGTTGGCCTCTCCGGCAGCGGCAGTCCCAGTTGTGCCCAATTTCAGCCAAGGCATCGTTACGTCTCGGACGGAATCAAAAACAGTCGTCAAAGAAAACATCCGATCTGAATCGTTTCGCACTGGTTTTGAATACAGCGTGAGCGGGACTGGGGTTCAACCCGCAAGCGGCATTGTTAGCCCGCCTGCAGGCAATAAATCACTGAACCTTTCAAGTCGCTCCACTTGGGTGCAAACTACACCCGGCGCTGCGTTTCAGTTTGCGGAAACCTACAGCGGTCCTGGCCTGATTGAGAAGGTTGCAATCGACCGCGAAACGCTGATTGAAAGTGTTACCGACTCCACCAGCACGTTTAGCCAATGAAATCAGCTGTTGCAGCCTTTTCGCTCAGCTTTTTGTATTGTTTGCCTGCCGCAAGTCAGGTGAGCGCAACTGCATCTCCGGTGTCAAATAGTAGCGGCTCAGTTGTTAATCAAGCCGTGCAAATTGTTCCTGGTCAGTATATGAAATACGCCGTAGGCAGCGGAATCCAGTGTGACGGGGCTACTCTAAATATCTCCCCTTTTGTGTCGTCTACGCATTCTTTTGGCAAGCCAGACAATCAGTACTATCAAGAGCCTGTCTATGACAACAGCGATAACTTTGGCCTAGTTGACCCAGAGACAGGGATTGATGGGCCTGATGGCATCCCAGACAACCCTGGCAAAGTTTTGTACTACAAGCCGCAGCGGACTGGCTATCGCCAGAATTTCAGCAATAACTTTGGCATCACTGCAACGTTCTCAGTTCCACTCGACTGGGGCCCGATCAACCTGTGCAAAGAAGCTCAACGCAAGCAGGTCGCACTTTACGAGCAATCCTTGGCAGATAAGCGTCTTAACTACGAGATGGGGCGTCTCAAAGCTTGCGCATCTGCCATAAGAGAGGGCTATGGCTTTGCCAAGTCTTCGCCGTTTTATGCCATCTGTGCTGATGTCGTTCTCAAGCCCAAGCCAGTGGAAGGCCACACGCATGAAATCATTTACCCAGAGCGCGCCTCAGATCGCGAATGGCTTGATTCCGGTGACGCTGAGCAGACCTCCGCTCCTGTAAAGATTCCAGTTTCTCCTTACGGCCAAGCTTCTGATTGATCTTTTTGACCACCTTCTTCGTCAGAGGCTTGGCAAGCTTCTGCAGCACTGATGCAATCGGTTTGGCGAAGATAGCCACAGTCGTGGCAAAGGCAGCTGTCAACGCAATCGACATCGTTGGGCCAGCATCAGGCAGGTAGTTGTTGACCACCTGGCTGACGGGCACGGGATCCCAGATCTTTACGCACTTGCCATCCTTCAGTTCATAACCGGCAAGAACCTTCGTACCTAATTTGTTAAACGATCCGATTTCTTTCGCACCAAATGGCGGACACGGTGGATCTGGTGGCATCTTTGGAATGCCGGTAGCCAAGGCCGGCTCTGCGTTGAGAGGGTTCTGGGTCGGAGTTGCCAACTCCGGCCTTTTTATTGGCGCATTCGGCGGCTGAACCCATGTAAAGTCACGCGGTCTGTAGTCTGGCGCTTCAAAGACTGGGGCTGCTCCATCACACAAAGTGACCGTCCCTCGCGGGTCGTCTTCAAATGTCTCGACACCTTTGCCTTGCGTGATTCTTGCCCTGACACATCCAGGCATATCAAGAACTGGGAAGCGTGCTGATGTAACCGGTGGCGCCGTTGGTAAAACTGGGGGCGCAATCGGCTGACCAACAGAGATCATTGGCACGCCAACCGCATTCACTCCAATCTCAGGAATCTCCGGCATGAAGTCAGAACGGTTTACCGCTGGGTCATTGTTTATCGAACGCACCCGTATGAGGGAAGGCCCTCCAGTGGTTTACATCTGCAAAAGCGGTTTCACCTCCAAGTCTTTTACCGACACTAAGCAGCTTTTGGCTTTCATCCGTTGGCCTAAATCGACGCCCACGGGCACGGCGATCAGAGATTGGCTGGCGTCGTTTGAGCAGAAAGCTGAGACACCCGCGCCAGAACTGGACGTGGCGCAGCTGCAACGTGAAGGTTTCGGGCCTGAATGCCATGACCCAGAGAACCCCACTGCCAACGTCAAAATGGTGATTTGATCGGCACAGATGGGCCTGTAGTTGTCGGAAGTTCTGGCATGACCTCATCAATCTGACCAGGCACCATGTCGGTAATCATCTCTGCAAGTTCAAGCTTCAGCTCACTGACGTAACGCTTGGTCAGAGCTGGAATGCGCGAATAGATCGTTACCGTTCCAATCATCATGCCTGCTGACATCACGAAAGATGCGACGGACATCACATTGAAAAGACTTTGCATGGTACCTCTGGATAAAACAAAAGGCTCCCTTTCGGGAGCCCATTGCAGCAACGTGTGAGGAAGCTGAGCTAGTTATAGCCTAAAACGAATATTTCATCCCGAGCTTAGTCCCCACGGAAAGCTCATCTCCAGTCATGCCGCTGAGTTCTCCATAGACGGAAGCATTAGAGCTAACAGCGACAGAGCCCCCAAGCTTGCCAGCCAGTTCAAACTCTTGGTCCTCACCGTCAGGCATGACGATTGCAGGACCGCCCTGGATGTAGAACGAATAGGCACCTGCAGAGGTTTCATAACCAACATCCAGATTCAGCGTTCCACCCAGCCAGTCTTCGCCATAAGCGCCGCCATTGAACTCAGGGTTCACATAGACGTCTGCGAGAGCAGGAGATGCCAGCGCAGCTGCTGAAACGGCGACACCACTCGCAATAAGAGTTTTGATCATTGGAAAGAGAATTAACGTTTTCCTTGTCCACGATACTTCTTTCTTCCGTGTGACACTTTCGAGTGCTGTCCATTGCCTTGACGTGTCTTTTTAGGCTTGCTAGGCACAAAGTTTTGCCCGCTTAATGACTTAGCCATCAGATCCCGTCAGTTGAATTCAAGTTCTGATACTTCAAGGCCAAACCTGTAAACAAGCCATATTGAGGATGTGACACTTGATCGCGGCCATCAAGGAAAAACAACTCCTCAAGCCATAAAGTCCGAGCAGTCATCGCTTGCACGTCTTCCGCTCCAGGCTTAGCGGCAATCATCGGGTCAGGGCGTTTCATCGTTCAGCAGCCATAGAAAGAAGCGCCCAGCCCATTACGAGCAGGACGCCAGTTGCGATTCCAGCAAGGAATGTCACCAGGGCGTACCAGAACCAGTGGTCGGGGTGCGCTTCTCGGTCAGCTGTGCATCCAAAGCAGCATGGATCTCAGCAACCTTGTCAGCGCCACCAATGGTTTGCTGCACCCATGTAACGCATTGCGCCTCGGTAAGGCTGTCATACGCAATCATGTCTTCCTCGTCAGGCGCTTCAAGGCCGACAGACCCATAAGCACTGGTCTGATACACCCCGTCATCTGTCACCGCGTTGACGGTGTAATGCAAGGTTGTCACGATCCCGGATTCAAGGATTCGATCACAGCGACCGACGTTCCAGGTGTAGGTGTTAGCCATAGCTAAACAGAAGCGAAATCAGTGTAAGTGAAATGCTATGTGCCGCCACACAGCAAACGTCATCCGTTAAGAGCTGGAGAACGTCATTTCCTGCACCGTGCCGCCGTTTGCATCTCCGTCAAAAAGAACACGCCAATACTGTGCGCTTGCAGCGGTGAAACTGATCGTAATTGATTTATTAGTTGTTCCAGAAACACTGGCAACATCCGTATAAGAGCTGCCATCACTTGATTTTTGGATTTTGTAAGTTCCTCCACCTTCTCCTGGAAAACAGTTACTTCCGCCTGTGCCAGAGCCTTCTGGGCGCTCTAATTCAACTTCTGCAATAGTTACGGCTTCGCCAAAATTTCTACCAATAAACGCACCTGTCGAAGGGTCTTTTCTTGCCCCTTGCGTGTAGTTACCAGTCGTGCTGCCGTCAAAGGCAGCGGAAAGGCCGCCATCTCTAGTCATGTTTCCGATTGCGCTTCCTTTAACGCGCAGTTGTTCGCTTGTCAGCCCTGTGGAGCCGCCGCCGTTGTCGTCAAAGGTCAGCATTTGAATGGCACTCATCAGCTCAGACCTCCACCGGAAACAACGAATTCATTTGAGGCTACGCAAAGAACAGTACAAAGACCGCGTTGAGCCAATGTTCTGTTGCCAGTGTTAGCAGTGCCAACCTGCCGCAAAGTAACCGATGAACCCTGCGTGATTGTTTGGTTTGAAGCGCTGTCGTTGTAAATGCTAATTGCATCACCAGCCGAGAAAACGCCAGAAGGAACAGTCACGCCGCCGGTTGTGATGCTGACGTGTTTACCAACATCAGCTGCAACAAGTGTGTAAGCAGCAGTCTCACTGTTTTGCGGAATCGCACGAATGCCACCTTTTGAATCCTCAATATCCTCGCTAGTCGCTGATGAAGATGTTGTGCCAACCAACAACCGCTGAGAGCTGTCGATGCGCATCGCCTCAGTCGTTGACCCGCCAGAAGGCCGAGTGTTAAAGGCAAGAGCACCTTCGTTATTAGTGTGATTAACGTTAATGAATTGAATTTGAGCTACACCTTGACCTTGAGCGTCGTTGCCTTCAAGAATTGAAGAGTTTCCGTCTGTAGTGTCGGTGTTTTGCAATAGCACGTACGTGCCAACAGTAGATGCAGCGCCAGCAAACCTAATGTTGTTTTCACCGCTATCTACAACATGCAGATTTGCGCTTGGCGACGAGGTGCCGATGCCGAGGCCCGAGCTGTCGATTCGCGCCCGCTCGGTGTTGTTGACCCTAAAGACAACAGGATGGTTAGATGCGGATCCAAAGTTTGCAACGCTATCGTCGGCAAAGGTGTAGGCAATAACATTGTTAGTCGTATCCTTAATCAACACACAAGGACTGCTTGCGCCGTTTATCTCAAGTAATTGCCCAGGGCTAGTAGTTCCAATCCCCACGCGCCCCGAGCTGTCTAAAACAAATCTGTGTGCTGGCGCATCACCATCGTAAATTGAAAATTTGCCTCCACCAATAGAAGACGATGATGACGTGGATTGCAGAATATATTGACGACCACTTGTCCCGGTGTTGTGAATACTAAAACTTGTACCGCCCGACGAATCTTCAATCTCTAATAGCGCATCAGGCGACGAGGTGCCAATGCCTACGTTGCCCGAGCTGTCGATGCGCATCGCCTCGGAAAGGCCGCCTGAATAAGTATGGAAACGCAAGTCTCCAGCACCAGACCCTGACTTGCCCCCTTCAACGCGAGCGTAAACGCTTAAGTCACTAGCAGTAAAATTTAGATCAGTTAATGTGCTGGTTGAAGAGACTAAATTCATATTTCCTGAGCTGTCGATGCGCATCCGCTCTGTCGGAGAAGCCGCTCCATCCGCAGTGGTGGAGAAGACAAGGCGACCTGGCATGTCATTTGAACCAGGAGTTCCATCGACGCGACATTCAATTGCAGCACCATTTGTCTCTAGATCTGTGCCATCTGCTCCTGCAAACTGAATAATTCCTAGTTGATCACCAGACTGAACAACCGTAGTTCCTCCAGCGGATGTGCCTCGGCTCTTCCCAAGATTAATTTCCGGACCATAAAGATCATTAGAGTTCTGCGTAAAACTTGTGTTAGTGAATCCGCTTGATTCAACTTGTAAACGTGCAGGGTAAAGTGCACCTGCACCTATAGAACGGCTCGTAGACGTGCCAAGCAACAACCGCCCCGAGCTGTCGATACGCATCCGCTCGGTTGAGTTGTAACCGAATGTCAACGCAGTCGTATTGTTTGTGGAATTTATAAATGGGTTGCCTGAATTATTGGTGATTGTAAGAATTGGAGCGCCACCGCCGCTGCCAGTATTATTAATACCAACACCGCCGTTTACAGTAAGAAGTTGGTCAGGCGACGTGGTGCCGATGCCAACATTGCCCGCGAAGCTTGCAGCTCCGTTCGGGTGGAATTGGATAGCATCCGGGTTGCTATGCGTGCCAAGAACGAATGGTGATGATGCGTCTGAAGCGCTGTTTTTGCAACGGATAACGAGCTGTGGGTTATCGCCAGAAGCGTTTAGGTAGTTCCAAATAAAGTTGCCGCTAGTGCTGGTTCTGTCTCCTACTTCTACGTCGCCAGCAAACTTAGCAGCGCCGTTAACATCTAAAAGCGCACCAGGCGACGAGGTGCCGATACCCACGTTCCCACTTGAGTCGATCCTGAGTCGCTCCGTCGGAGAAGACGCTCCATCAGCTGTCGTGCTGAAAACAAAACGTCCTGGGTAATCACTTGATCCGGCGTTTGCATCGGCATAGCATCCAATAAAGCCGTATTCACCTGCGGCGTTATCTGTGAACAGAATCTGCCCGATTTGTTCACCTGTTGTTATTGAAGACGATGCAGCAGAATGACCCAGATTTACAATCGCGCCTCGATCCGCTGCAGCACTTCCATTGCCAATGACCTGTAGTTTTGCGAATTGAGAGGATGAGCCAGTAGTGCTAGAAGACGTCCCAACCAACAACCGACCTGAGCTGTCAATAGCAATGCGCTGCGTGCCGCCAGTTGCAACTGAAATCTCATCAGCTGCACTGAAGTACAGACCAGTGTTTGTATCTGTACCGCTGTAGAAACTTGGAGCGGATGCGCTGCCAGCAGGGAACTTAACCTTGCCGTCTGCACTAATCAGACCAGTGACGCCGAGCGTTGAATCAAGCGTTGCCGCTCCAGTAACGTCCAGCGTTCCAGGGACATCAACAT